AAACTTTTCAGAGCAGTTGCAAACGTTAATATTCTTGAAGGTATTCGCTTTTACGTCAGTTTCGCTTGCAGTTTTGCATTTGGCGAACTCAAACTTATGGAAGGAAGTGCAAAGATCATTGGATTGATCGCTCGTGATGAGAATCAACATCTGGTTATTACTCAAAATATCCTGAATAAGTGGAAAGAGGGTGATGATCCTGAGATGCAAAGAATTGCTAAAGAAGAAGAGCAATGGGTTTATAAAACCTTTGAGAATGCCGTGAATCAAGAAAAAATTTGGGCAGAATACTTGTTCAAGAATGGTTCTATGATTGGTTTAAATGATAAACTTCTTCAGCAATATGTTGAGTGGATTGCAAATCGTCGTATGAGAGCGATCGGACTTAAACCTCTTTATGATATCTCAGCAAAAAATAATCCACTTCCTTGGACTGAGCATTGGATTTCCTCTAAAGGTCTTCAAGTTGCACCTCAAGAAACGGAAGTCGAAAGTTACATCGTTGGAGGAATTAAACAAGATGTTACCAAAGATTCTTTCGCAGGATTCCAATTATGATGAATGGTGTAAACAGGAAATCCTGAATGCCTATAAAGAAGCGGCAGAATGCGATGAATTCTTATTTGGTGATTATGATTATGAAAAAGAGTGGTTAGGTAAAAAAAAATGATGATGTGAAATGAGGGTCTTTGGACCCTCTTTTTTTATAAATATCTGTAGCAATTCAATAAGTATTAAAATGTTGCCATCAGATATTAGAAACTTGCACGAAGCATATCAAAATATTTACGAAGAATCAGATCTTTTAACTGATGATTTGATTGAAGAGATTGTAGAAGAACTTGTAGAAGAATGTTTAGAATTTGGATATCATCTAGATGATATAACAAATATTGTAGAAGATGCTGCGATTGAATATTTAATAGAACTGAATCCATATGCACCTGCTGGATCAAAACAGGCAAGAGCATATCAAAGATCAACTACCGCTACAAGGCGTGGAGAAGCACGTAAGGCAGTAGTAAGAGGCGCTGTACAGCGTGTGAAAGCAACGGCAAAGGGTGCGGTTGCTGCTGCTGGGATTGCTGGATCAATTGCCAAAGATGAGGCAAGAAGAGCAGGTCGTGCCGCCACACACGCTGTTTCTAGTGCCGTTCAGAAGAAGAAGGCAGAGGTTAAGGGTGGAATCAAAAAGATGATTGGTGGCGGTCTCCGTGCCGCTGCAGGTGGTCTTGGTAAAGTTGCTCAGAAGGCAGCAGGTGCCGCTTCTAGATTTGGTGAATCGGTTGAACTTGGTGAGAATAGAGCAATGGCAAGAGATCCAGAAGGTCGCAATTCTGGACACTCAAAGCAACCAGATCCTTCTAAACCTGGATTTACTGGTATTGGTAATATGAGTATTGCCCAAATTGCTAAAATGAGTGCCAAGATTGGAAAAGATAAAAAGCAAAATGAAGAAGTTGAATATATTGAAGAAAGAGATGAAGGAAAACCAGGTTTAATGTTTAAGAAGATTGCCAAAGATGCAGCAGAAAGATATGGTTCTGTGGCAGCAGGAAATAGAGTTGCTGGAGCAATTCGTAAAAAAGTTCTTGCTAAGGAAGAAGTAGAAATCTATGATGTTGTTCTTGAGTACTTGATGTCTGAAGGACACGCTGATACAATTGCTGAGGCAGAATACATTATGACTGAACTTGATACTGAAATGGTAAATCAAATTGTTGAAACTCGTATGGATCCAAGAGGTCGTCCTGCTTCGGGTCCTATGAATGTTTATGCTAAATCCAAACCAAATACAGATCCTGCTTTCCAGGCAGCAGTAGATAAAGTTAGAGCTGATAATGCTAAGAAAACTCCGGAGCAAAGAAAGGCAGAACTTGATGCTTACATTGAGCGTCAAAGAAACAAGTGATAAGAATCTAACATAATATTCAAGGGGGTTGACAAACCCCCTTTTTATTGCTAGAATAGGTTTGTTCCCGTTAAAGATAAATAATAGCTCATAAGATTACTTTATATGAGTTATGAAAACCCTTGGATATACGATGGAGAAGTATTTGAGTCTTCTCATATTCAAGATTGGTTTGGTTTTGTTTATCATATTTACTGCCCTACAACTACTCGTGGGTATGTTGGGAGGAAGTATTTCTGGTCATTCCGCACACCAAAGGGCAAATCTAGAAAAGTTAAATCAGAGTCTGATTGGAAGCAATACTACGGATCTTGTCCAGAACTCAAAGAAGATGTAAAGAAATACGGTAAAGAATGTTTTGAAAGAAAAATATTATCTCTTCATAAGACCAAAGGTAAATGTAATTTTGAAGAAACCCGACAACTTTTCCTAAATAATGTACTGACCGAAGCACTTGACTCTGGAGTTCCTGCGTACTATAATAGCAATATTCTAAATCGCTATTTCCGTAAGGATTATTTTTATGATAACTCTAGAGCAGACCCTTCGGACATCACATGATTGGGCAGTTGATCGTATTCATTCTCTCTGTGATCAAAAGGACTATGAAGATGCTCAGGCAATTCAATCAGAGTTTAGTGAATGGTTGAATCCAGATATTCCTGATCATGATATTTTTTCATTAGAGTTTATAGGAGAAGAAAATGACTTTAGATCTTCATAACTTTTTTAAGTATTATGATGAAAAGAATCCAAATCATGTGGCAGCAGTTCAATGGTTAGAGGATAACCTTCCTGCTGAATACATGGATGATTCAGAAACTGATTGGGTACAAATTTTCAGGACTAAACCACCAACACCTGCGGTTCTTGCAGTCCCTTATTTCAATCAGGTAGATAATTATAGAGATGCTCATAGAACTTGTAACAGTTCTAGTTGCGCCATGTGTCTTGAGTTTTTAAAACCAGGCACTTTAAAAGGAGCCAAAGGCGATGATGCCTATGTTCAAAAAGTATTTGCAATTGGAGACTCAACAGATCACGCAGTTCAAACCCGTGTTCTTGAAAGCTATGGTGTTAAGTCACACTTTAGCTACAATCTTTCTTTTTCTGATATTGATAAGAGTTTATCTGCTGGCAAACCTGTCGTTATTGGTATTTTACATCGCGGTTCTTTATCTGCACCTACTGGTGGGCACATGGTTGTAGTCATTGGAACTACTCCAGATGGTAAAGGTTATTATATTAATGACCCCTATGGATCATTGAATGATAATTATACTGGTCCAGTAGAAAATGGTAAGAAGACCATATACACCAAAGCAATGCTCAAGTATCGTTGGTGCCCAGGCGGCAACGATGGCTGGGGTCGTATCTTTCACTGATAGGAGATAGTACAATGGCAAAAGTAGATTTACACAATTTCTTCAAGTATTATGATGAAAAAAACCCCAACCATGTGAAGGGTGTTCAGTGGATGGAAGACCATCTTCCAGTTAAATTTCTAGAAGATAATGCAGAGTGGGCAGAGATTTATAGAGGAAAAAAGAATAGTGCTGCACCAGCATCCACACCAACTGCTGCAGCTCTTGTAACTAATGGTGATGATGTTCCAATGATGGGCATTAAACTTATCAAAGAGTTTGAAGGTTGCCATCTTAAAGCATACCCAGATCCTCTGTCAGGTGGACTTCCGATCACTATAGGTTGGGGGACCACTCGTAAGAAGGATGGATCACCATTCCATATGGGTGATACTATCACTCAACAGGAAGCAGATGAACTGTTGATTACTCAATGTAAGAATCAGTTTCTTCCATCACTTCGTAAGATTCCACACTGGAATGAAATGTCTGATGGTAAAAGAGGAGCACTTCTTTCTTTTGCTTATAATCTTGGCGCTGGGTTTTATGGCGGTGATAATTTTAATACTATTACACGCACATTGAAGAATAAAGAATGGGACAAAGTTCCAGATGCTTTATACCTCTACCGTAATCCTGGATCTAATGTAGAAGCAGGACTTGCTCGTAGAAGAAAAGCAGAAGGTGAATCTTGGAAAAAAGGTTAACCTATCAAGACAACGACAATGACCGAAAACAAAAAGGAAAAATGTATGAGCACTATCATTAGGATTTCAGTTTTGAGTTGGAGTGCTGCATTACTTACCGCTAGTTATGCTGGTCTTCTTGCGAAGATGGATCCAACATTTATTGCTACAGTATTCACTGCTGCCGCAGCGACCTTTGGAGTTGATACTCTAAAGAAAGGTGATAAGGATGAAGACGAAAAAAAAGAACTTCCAAAAACTGAATTTGTTGTAGAACCTACACCAGAACCACCTGCAGAAGAAGTTGCAACATCTTTGGAAGAAAGAGTTGAAGCATTAGAAGAAGGATTTGTTCAACCTCGCACAGGTGTATAATGGCAAAGTCAGCAAATAAAGGTAAGAAAGGTTCTGCTGGAGGAAAACAATCCAAACAGAATCAAGGTAACGCAACCGCCAAAAAGGCGAAGAATGGTGGCAAGAAAAAGTAAATCATGAGGTATTATGCCGAGAGAGTGGAACACTCCAAAGAGAGAGTGTTGGAATGCTCCAATACATCAGATTCTCAAAGCAATAGATAATCATACCCGTCTTCATTTGGAGACGGGTGATTTTTGGCATGAGCAACAAGCACAAATTTTAAGAAAGTATGTAAAAGATTTGAAAGTTTTTATTCATAAACAAGAAGGTGGTTGGAATGAATGAATTTCCTTGGGGAGTTTTTATAATTCTTTCTTGTGGATTGGTTTTCACTGCATGGACAATTTACTATATACTTCGGTTAGCATATTTGGAGATGAAAGATGAAGAACTTAGCAATCATTCTGTCAGCGACAAGTCTGGCAATTAGTGGAGCACTTTGTTATGGTGCTTATGTGACTTATCAAAAAGCACAGAAAATTCTAGATAATCCAGAGGAGTTTGTTGGTGCTGTGGTAGAGAAGCAAGTTAATAAGGCATTTGAGAAACTACCTATTCCAAAACTAAATACTGGGAGTATTAAGTTTCCTTTCTAATGTCAAATAAAGACCCATACATATATCGTATTAGAGAAATCCATAAAGTAGTCGATGGGGACACTATTGACGCTGATATTGATTTGGGGTTCGATATATCTCTCACTAAACGGATTCGCCTTGCTGGGGTTGACACTCCTGAAAGTCGCACCTCAGATGCGAATGAAAAGAAATACGGACTTGAATCAAAAGATTGGTTGAAGCATCGCTGCGAAAATGCTAAAAACATTTTGATTAAGACAGAACTTCCAGATTCCACAGAGAAGTATGGTCGCATCATCGGTCATTTGTTTATCAATGACGAAGCAATATCACTGAACGACCAGATGATTATTGAAGGTTATGCTTGGGAATATGATGGTGGAACGAAGAAAAAGAACTTTGCCGAACTAGATGCAAAGCGTAAGAAGTAATTACTTATTGTGAAACCTCTTATATTGCTGTAGTTTTTCTTTCTTCTGTTCTTTCTTTAATAACTTCGCAACTTTTTTCATTTGAACTTCTTTTTCAAATGCAAAGAATATCTGTGTCTCATAAGGGGTTAAATCTTTATTCAGAAGTTTCTTACCACGAACAAATAATTGATTTGCTATTGGTTTAAAGAACTTAAGAAGAAACTCTACAGCAGATTTTCCTAAAATAGCAGCAGCAGTTGCAGCAACAGCAGTTGTTCCTGCTAATGCAACTTCTTTATTTGTTGGTACGGGAACAGCACCCAATATAGGAACTTGAATTTCAGGTGCTCCTATTTGAGTATTTGTGGGTTGATCGGAAATATTCCGATTATCTTGTGTATTTTGAACAGGAACTTGTACCTGTGGTAGTGCTGGAGTTGTATCAGGAAGTCCTCTAGTCTTTTCTTCTTTCTCTTCTTCTTTCTTTTTTTGTTCTGCTCTTACAGCAGCATCAAACTCTTCTTGAGTTGGGACATCAATTACTGGATACTTTACAGTAGTATCTGGTATATTGATGATTGGTATATCAACTTGAGGTATCACAGTTTGTTCTGTTCTGCGAGTAACAGGAGGTTCTATCGTTGGAATGATAGGAGGGGGACTACTTTTTATTTGAATTGGTTTGATTTCCATTTGCTACATCCTGTACTCGTGGGTATTTCACAACAATATCAGCACAAATTTTTGCATAAGGACTCTCTGGGTGAAATGAAATTCCACTCTTTAGTGCTTCGCCACACTTAAGTAATCTAACTAATTCAAAATCAAGTCTTGCTTTATCTGCTTCTGCTTGTTGTCTAGTAATTTCTACGCGAGCTCTTGACTTACAAAGTTCTTGTAATGAACCATCTAAAGGGAAATTAAATCCAAGAGAGATGCCAGCATTTCCACTATATGTTTGGAATGACTGTGGATCCTGACTTGCATTTGTATTTCCCAATATAAATGGTGAAACACTCATTGTTGGTCCCTGACAAGAAACTCCACTACCAAAAGTATTCAGAGCATAAGGACCCTGAAGCACCTGAACTGCCTGGTTTGTTACGTTACCAGTAGCAGATGCCGAGGGTCCTGCAATATTTGTATTGCTTGGTGCCTGTTGTGCTTTACTTCTTGTGGAACCTGCAAGTGTTAATAATAATATTCCAGTTACTGTGTAAAGACTGATATTGAATTTGTTACCGAATCTTCGGTAGTTTTTCGATCTATCCATGTTTCCTTTGCCACTCCAGGAGTCAGATAAGTCTCACTAAATTGGAATGGAGCACCTTGAGTTTGAATGGTATAATTCATACCAGGAGCAGGAGTTCCTGGTATATTGATGTTGGTGCCAGTGACTGTATAAGATGTTCCAGTAGTATATTCTACTTGCCTGATAGTTTCAATAACTTCAGTGCGTGTTTTTGTTTCTGATGTAATGGTCCCACTGGTAAAGTTGGGAGTTACGGGTCCAGCGTATGAAGGACTTATAACTCCCAGAACTGCAACCAGTCCGAGAGTTATGTGTCTCACTTGAATACGCTTAATTCAACGGTTCTTTGTGCTGTTCCTGTGCTTCCAGGACCACCAGCGGTTACAGAAGGAACACCAGTTCCACTCAAAGTACCTGCGAGAGAACCTGCAGAACCACCTAACTGAGTAGTAGAGTTGCCATAAAGGTTGGGAGAAGCAATTGTTCCAGAAGCTGCCGACTGAGAGGTAACATCAACATCTGCAGTAATTGATGTTTCAGAGAAACTAAATGCTTGTCCGTTTGTGTTGATATCATAAGAACCTGCTCCACCAACTCCTCCAAGAGTTGTTACATTGATATTGGTGCCAGAGACAGCGTAGGATGCTCCTACTCTTTCTGATTGAACCGCTGCACCCTGAACGCTTAATTGAATTGAGTCAGTGATTTTTGATGTGATTTCACCAGCAAAAGCAGGAGTAGTAAGGAATAACGAAAAGATAAGTGCTAATCTTTTCATTGTTCTATAGTTATAGATTTGTAAGTATTTATCAAATAATGTGGTATAATATATGTAATTAAAATTTATTTCTTTATGACAGAACAACAAGAACATCTTGCAAATCTTTTGCAACAACGTCAAACTCTTTCTCAAGAACTTGAATCTCTTCAAGGACAAGCAACGGCAAAAAGAGAACTTTTGCTTAAGGTGCAGGGAGTTATTGAATACCTGACACAAATTGGTGTAGTGCTTCCCGAACCAGAACCAGTTGAAGAAGTGTCTGAGGAATCTTGACAAATCCTAAATATTAACTTATTATGAGAAATCCCTGACACAGGGGTAACATCATGAGAATTTGATGTGACATTAGAGCCGTGGAGACTGCCCTCTGAGAAGAGGGAAGTGCGCTTTCTCTATACGGATGTAGAGTTCAATTAACCTTAATGCAAAACTTCTTTACAGTAGCCCTACCTCTTTTGGTATCGGTTACAACCAGTTCGGCAACACTGCCTAAAGTGTTTCCTCCTCCCCCAGTGAATGGTCTTCCACCATTCTCTATTATTCGTGAGGAGCCTACATTAAAGACAGCGACCAAAGAGGTTGCTCCCGAAAAATCAAAAGAAAAAAGGCTAATTTGTAAAGGGTGTAATGAAAATGAAAATGTTGCCCTGAATTATTTTCAGGACATTGGAATTACAGATAAAA